ATCATTTCCATATATTGTTCACCAGAAGGCTTTAGATCTGCAAGATCTTCCTCATAATCGAAAAATGTGTCATATTTTTCTAACTCGCAATCATCCTCATCCATAACCACATGATTGCCGCCACGCCTAGATCTTACCGCTGTTTTTGCTCTATTCTGAAGAGGCGTTGCCTTAATAAGCTTCAGCCTTGACTGTAATCTTTTAGTTATCATATTTTTCTTATTTATATAATAAAATTACCATAAGTAAACAAAAAAGGCACAGTGGAAAACCACTGTGCCTTTAATGTTGTCTTAAAGACTAGGACTATTAACCAGTCACTGTACCTGTAGCGACACCACGAGGGTTGACGATACCGATACCAATGATTTCATTAACGACCCAACCAAGCTTAAGCTGCTTGGGCTCATCAGCGGGAAGTACCTCGATGTCCTGACGGACAGGCATCACACCAACAAACTCAGGATCAGCACAAGCAAAAGCACGACCGGCAGGAACAACCTTAGAAACGACAATGTCGGCTCCAAAGATGTGACCGTAAAGACCAGTCTGAAGCAGCTCACGCTGAGTCACTGGATCGACCTGAGATCCACCGGCAGTACCAGCAGATTCCCAATTGAGGATATCAGTGAACTCATTGATGTTGAGGAAGTACTTAGAAGTAACTAAGTCCCAACGATCAATGCTACGCTTAAGCGAAAGCATACCATACTTAGAAAGCTGGGAGGTATCACTACCAAACCCGCCATCAGCAGCATTCTGATCAAGAGAGACAGGTTGATTCTCACCACCACCGTTTGTAGCATCTCCAGCGAACTGAAGGGCGGCAAAAACGTTAGCGTCTTCCTGTGCCTGAATTTCCTGACGAGCCTTCTGCTGCGCACGATCAACAACGTTGAAACGACGACGCTTGACTTCAGCGATACGGACCGTTGGGTTTGAAACAACTTCAAACTCAGGGACGGTCACGCGGTCACCAAAGACACGAGACTCTGGGGCAGAACCATTGCTTGATACAACTACGGCCGCGACATCAATATCACGGTCATAAACGGGAAGAGCACCCTGTGGCAGGGGATCAACAACTAGCGCCTTACGAGCGACACCTTGATAGTCAAGGTTTCGACGAATCGGGTTAGCCATTGCCTGACCTAAGGCAATCTTTCCTTCTTGGGTCATCAGAGCCTGCTTAATCATCTCATCTCTCTGACCATCATTAAGCCCTGGCGCGGTGGCCTGAGCATTGCTTGATGGCTGAAGATCTTCGATAACAGAAGCGTACTTGACGATCTGGCTTAGAGCCTCCTGAACATTGGAGGCGTTAATTTCACCATGTGTATTAAATAGTGTAGACATATTTTCCTCCTAAGCCGACGTCTGGCTGACTGCATTACCGCAGAAATATACTGCCCAGTAACTGATAGCAGCATTTAGGCCTGCAGCGGCGTTAGTTGTAGAGACAAGTGACGGATCTGCCACTGCTCCTGCAAAGATTCCAAGGGGATCTCCACTGGTGGTTGCAATTGTTAACAAGCCTGTTGATGCTTCTGCATAAACAGCATCGTTAACAGCCGTTACGCCGCTAAGGGGAGTTGTTGCAGCAGTTGCCGCACTTCCATTAACGCCATACAGACCATGCTGATGCCACACTGTAACTTTGCCCGAACCACGCTCTGTGGTAGGACCGATAACAACTGCACCTGATTGTGTTGTTGCTCTACCGGCATTCTGACCGATTAGACTTCCAAAAAGAGTTCCATATTCTGTTCCACCTTCATCGCAGAGACCACCGAGATTCTCGGAAGTACAAGTTACTGCTGAAAATTGAAACAGTTCAGGATTAAGCAAGCCAGCACTACCGCCAGGACCCATGGGTCCAACACTTCCGACATCAGCGGCATAACCATCTGATCCGGCAGTACCTGCAGTACCGAGCTCGACATACTCTCCACCAGTTAAGGATCCAGCTTCAGCATCTACTAAGTCGTATGTGCCGAGCGGTCTTAAGCCTGGATTTAATAATTTAAGAGCCATTTTAATATTCTCCATATTAAATTTTACATTAACATACTCAACCATTGAGCATGTTATTTAGTCATTAGACTGTAACTTAAAAAATGATTACTTACTTCTTTTCTCAAGAGCGTCACGCACCCAAGCGTAATTTGCTCTATAATTTCCCGTTGGAGCACTAAATGCCACTCCGTGTGTTTGACGCTTCTGTTCTAGTCCATTTTCAACCAGGCCACCTCTGCCGATAGAGTCTGAGACAACTACCGCCTTTGGATGAGCCGAGTGTATTAAGTCAACTCCAGTTTCATCATGCACATTGTATAGGGATTTGTAATCACCTTTTGGTGTTTCCGCCTTGTCGTCATACAGTCCTTTAAGACCTGTAAAATAAGATCGGAGATATGGGTCGCTATTATTAAGATCTGTTACAGCATCCTTATAATAGGCCTTCGAAACATCATCT